CGAATACCAATCAAATGCCGAAATTTGGGCAGGAGAAATTGGAACATTCGAAGGTGCATACTTCATCGAATCACCACGTATGTACAACGCCACCGATGGTGGTTCAAGTGCACGCGTGTTCCGTACAATCCTTGCTGGTCAACAAGCACTTGCTGAAGCAGTTGCTGAAGAACCACACGTAGTGATTGGAAACGTAACTGACAAATTGATGCGCTTGCGCCCAATTGGTTGGTACGGAGTATTAGGATTCAAGCGTTATCGCGAAGAAGCCTTATACAGAATTGAATCTTCATCCAGCATTAACGCTGCATAGTTAGATTCATTTAACGGTAGCCCTCGCGTCAAGTGGGGGCTACTCTTATTCAAAGGATTTTAAATTGCCAATATTTTTTCCACCCACAGTTGAAGAAGGACCAGCAGGTTTTGGTCTATTCTATCGTTACAAGTTAACTCGTGGTATTAGTGTATTAAAAATTGGTAATAAGTATTACAAGTTAAGAGTTCCATCAACAGACCAAATAGATTCTGCTAGTGAGTACTATGCAGGAGGGCACGAATATGATGTCACACAAGCACAAAAGACTGCACTTATTAACGCTGGCATCGGCATTACTGAAAGTAACTTTGAAGGATGATAAACAATATTCTAGTCGCAGGTGCGACTGCAAGTGCGCTTGCTTCTGTATATTTTGTGATTGCCCCTTCTCTGAGAAAGATTCGTTCTATGATGGAATGGTTGGAAAAATTTCGCCGCGATTGGGAAGGCGAGCCTGGTGGTCCAGGTAGAGACCCTGTTCCAAGTGTAATGGAAAGATTAAATAGACTTGACGGTGAATTAAGTCATAATGGTGGTTCATCTTTAAAGGATGCCATTGATAGAATTGAGAAAGTGTTAGGGACCAAGAATGAGTTTACACAGAATTAGAAAACATCCAGAGTTCATTGAAGGATGTTTTGGTTGCAAGGCTTCTACTGTTGATTTGAACGCTGGAGAAGCATCCACTAGATTGACAATGTCAGCAAAGAAGTGGGATAACGAACTTGCGTTGTATCGTTCGGCTAGGGCACAGGGTATTCAACCTGATACCACTAAGACGAAAGATATTCGTAAGGCAATAGATATATCAAACAAAACTGGAAGAGCATACGGAGCATAATATGATGTACGGTAAAAAAATGCCTAAAGGCAAAAAAATGATGGATATGAAAAAAGCCGATATGAAAAAGAAGAATATGGCTAAGATGAAAAAAATGGGTAAGAAGAAATAATGAAGGCTAAAAAAGGTATGGGTTTTAAGGCTGCCCAAAAGGGTATTGCTAAGAAACAAGGTGTGAGTATGAAATCTGCTGGCGCAATTCTTGCTGCTGGTGCACGTAAGGCTTCACCTGCTGCTAAGAAAGCAAATCCTAATTTAAAAAAAGTTAAAGGAAAGAAGAAAAGATAATGTGCGCAACTTGTGGATGTAACTATCCTAATCTAGAACACGCTATGGCTAACGCTAAAGGTAATAACCCAATGGGTATGCCAATTGCACCAAAGCCATCAAGCATTGAAAAAGCAGTTCCAAAAAAACCAAAGGGTAAATAACTATGGCAAAGATTAAAGTTAAACAATCAACAATTGATGAAATTAAAAAAATGGGTATGAATAAGGCTCTTAGTGCTGCAAAAACTCGTAAGAGTGCAGAATACCAAGAAGCAGTAAAACGTATGTACGGAGCAAAAAGAGTAGCCAAGGCTACTGCTGGTGCTTCTCGTTCAACCCAACCTGTTGGTGGAGTTATGGGAACCAAAAGGGCTAGAGTTATGGCTGGTCCTGTAAAATCAACTGTAAAGAAAGTTGCTGCTAAACGTTCTACTGGTGCTGTTCAACAAGCATTAGCAGCAAGAGCACCTAAAAGTAAAATGTTTAGTAACTTGGGTGCAGGAGTTTCTGTTCCAAGAAATATGCAACCAAAACGTGCAAAGAGTGGTAAAACTTTTAAACAAAAGTTTAACACAAAGACTAAGAAATTCGGAACACCTAACTAAATGGCTAAATCACCTGCTTGGACACGTAAAGAAGGAAAGAACCCTAAAGGCGGACTAAACGCCAAAGGTCGTGCTTCATACAATAAAACAACTGGTGGGAATCTTAAACCTCCTGTCAAAGCAGGTCAAGCCAAAAAATCACCTAAATCTGCAGCAAGACGTAAGTCTTTTTGTAGTCGTATGTGTGGTATGAAGTCTAAACGTACTTCTTCTAAAACGGCGCGTGACCCTAATTCACGTATAAACAAATCTTTAAGAGCGTGGGACTGTAACTGCAGATGAAAAAGAAAGCATTTTGGGATAAAAAGAACCCTAAGAAAACTTCTAAGAAACTAACTCCAACACAAATTAAAAGTGCTAAGGCTCGCGCTAAGGCTGCTGGTAGAAAGTATCCAAACCTAGTAGATAATGCTGCTGTGGCAAGAAAGAAGAAATAATGTCAGGTAGATACAATATGGTCTGTGACCAAGGTTCTACTTTCAGTTTAACTTTCACAATTAAAACTGATGGTACTCCTTGGAACTTAGTTGGCAACTATACAGGTAAAATGCAAGTTCGTTCTTTTCTTAACGCTAGCACTGTTCTTATTGAATTAACTACTGCTAATAGTAGAATATCTTTTTCTTCAAATGGTACTGTAACTTTATCTTTAACAGCAGCGAACACTACTGATTTACCTGCTGGTCGTCATACTTATGATTTAGAATTAACTGAAACTGCTAACAGTGTTGTCACTAGGGTTCTTGAAGGAAAATTTGTTGTCAGAGGAGAGGTCACTCGCTAAATGGCAACTGAGATTACAATACAAGAAACTATTAGTGAGGTCAGTGTTACTGACCCTAATAATATTCTTATTGAGGTTGATGGAACTCAGGGTCCGTTAGGTCCTGCTGGACCTACAGGTCCGACTGGTCCCACTGGTGCTCAGGGTGTTCAAGGTATTCAGGGTTCTCAAGGTGATGTTGGTCCTACTGGACCAACTGGTGTTACTGGTTCTACTGGTCCTGCTATTACAGGTGCCACTGGTCCTACTGGTGCTGATTCTACAGTCACTGGTCCAACTGGGGCTACAGGTGCCACAGGTGCCTCTATAACAGGTCCTACAGGGGCTACAGGAAGTACAGGTGTTACAGGTGCAACAGGAGAAACAGGTTCTACAGGACCTACTGGAGCAACAGGTGAGACTGGCTCAACAGGTCCTACTGGAAGCACAGGACCCACAGGTGCGCAAGGTGATGTTGGACCTACTGGTCCGACAGGGGCTACTGGCTCCACAGGTCTTACTGGCGATACAGGAGCAACTGGACCAACAGGAGCAACAGGACCTCAAGGTGACCAAGGAATCCAAGGAGTAACTGGTGCAACTGGTGAAACAGGTCCGACAGGTCCTCAAGGTTTACAAGGTGTTACTGGTGCTACAGGCGCAACTGGCGATACTGGTCCTACAGGAGCAACTGGTTCAACTGGTGCTACTGGTCCCCAAGGCGAACAAGGTATTCAAGGTATCACTGGTGACACTGGTGCGACTGGACCGACAGGTTCAACAGGTCCAACTGGACCTCAGGGTGAGCAGGGTATTCAAGGGGTTACAGGTGCGACAGGTGGTACAGGACCAACAGGAAGTACTGGACCGACTGGTTTAACTGGACCTACTGGTGCTACTGGGGCAACAGGACCAACTGGTGTTACTGGAGCAACTGGTGCTGGCTCTGATGCTATTCCAGTTGTATTATTTCTTGGTGGAATGTAACAAATAACATATTGGGGACGATATGAAAATCGCTGTATACGCAATTGCTTTAAATGAAGAGAAACACGTTATGCGCTGGTTGGAAGCAACCAAAGATGCAGACATAAGACTGGTTGCTGATACTGGTTCAACAGATAAAACAGTTCAGTTACTACAAGGGGCACCTAATGTTATCGTTCATCAAATATCGGTTCAACCGTTCAGGTTTGATGATGCGCGTAACGCTGCTCTTGCTTTGTTACCTGCTGATGTTGATATGTGTCTTTCCCTTGATATGGATGAGATTCCGCAAGATGGATTCTTTGATGTCGTAAGACAGAACTGGACACCTGATGTTAACCGTATTTGGTTAACTTGGGAAACAGGATACAAGTGGCAAAACAATAATCGTTTTCATTCCAGGCACGGTTACCGTTGGGTTAAACCTTGCCACGAGGTCACAGAATATTATGGTGACTTCTTTGGTGGTGAAGAGAAAAGTATTACTTTAGATTTAACTGTTGCACACAGACCTGATGACAATAAGTCTCGGTCACAGTATTTGCCAATGTTAAAGATGGCTGTTGCTGAAGCACCTAATGATGCAAGAATGTGGGCTTATCTTTGCAGAGAATATTTTTTTCACAGTAAGTGGAGAGAAACTATTGAATCTGCAGAGGAAATGCTTAAAGCAGGTGGTTGGTACATTGAACGTGCCGCATCTTGCAGGGCAGCAGCACAGGCTTTTGTTAACTTAAACAATAAAGAAATGGCAAGGGACTGGTTTGTTAAAGGTGTGAAAGAAGCACCAGACCAATTAGAAGCCTGGTATTCGTTAGCACAGTTTAATTATGAGATACAGAACTGGCAAGGTTGCTGGGACTCTGCAATTAAGGTTAATACTTTAACTAAGGAAAAACATTATCTTGTTAATGATGATGTTTGGAATTGGAAATGTTTTGATTTACTAGCCATATCTGGCTGGTATCTTGGTAAAAAAGATGAAGCAATTGAATACGGAATTAAAGCAGTGCAAGGTAATCCTAGTGAGAAAAGATTGATAGATAATTTAGAATGGATGCAAAAGAATAATGCCAACGTTTAAAGAACTGGTTGATGAGGTAGCGTTAAACCTTCAAGGTTTCACTTTACGTCAAGACAGGTCAACACATTTAACTGCTAATGTGACCTCAACTGCTACAAGTATGACTTTAGCATCAGCAGACAATGTTGCTAAAGGTATGATTCAAATAGATGACGAACTTATTTGGGTTGACTCATACAACAAGTCAACAGGTGTTATCACCATCCCACCATACGGTAGAGGATATTTGGGTACAACAAAGTCTTCTCACACTTCTGGTACACAAGTTATTGTTAAACCAACTTATCCTAGAAACAATATTAAGAAAGCAATTAATGACACTGTTCGTGCTGTTGGTGATACTTTGTTTGGTACTGGCACATACACTTTTGAATACACACCTGCACAAATAACTTACGCTTTACCTGATGGTGTTGAAAAAGTTTTGGCTGTTGCTTGGCAATCCATTGGACCAACCGAGGAATGGTATCCTGTTAGGTCTTGGCGTATAGACCCAATGGCTAACACCACAGAATTTAACTCAAACATTTCTTTATCAATCTATGACACCATTGTTCCAGGAAGAACAGTGCAAGTGTTTTACACAACTAACCCTGATACTTTTGAAATAGACCAAGACGATTATGAGGATGTTACTGGGTTGCCTTTGTCTTGTAAAGATGTAATTGTTTACGGTGCAGCATATCGTATGGCTTCAATGATTGACCCTGGTCGCTTAACTTTGACAGCACCAGAAGCAGATATTCAATCAAATAAGATTCCTTCTAATGCTGGTACTAATGCTGCAAGATACTTGTTGGCTTTGTATACACAAAGATTAGATGAGGAGTCAAGAAAACTGAGAGACCGTTATCCTATAAGGGTTCACTATACTCGTTGATATGACTAAAAAATGTAGCAGATGTAAAATAGAAAAAGACATCAAGTCTTTTAATAAAAGCAAAAATGCTCCTTTAGGTATACATAATCAATGTAGAGAATGTATTAAATTATGGAAACCAAGTGAAACGCAGTTAAAAAAATACAGAGAAAAAATTAAAAACTGGAATAGGTTTAAGTATTCTGGATTTACTCAAGAAGATTTTAATGCAAAATTTGCAGAACAAAATTACTGTTGTGCTATTTGTGGTACTGATGAATCTGGAGCAGTTGATTGGCACGCAGACCATAATCATATAAGTAAAGCAAAACGTGGTATTTTATGTCATAAATGTAATACAGGAATTGGATTATTAAAAGATAGTCCAGACATACTAAAGAAAGCAATTATGTATCTTGAAAAATATGAGTCATAACAAATGAGAAATTATACTTCAACCTTAGACGCTAAAACACTTGCTCTTGCTATGAACTCAAGTGTTACCACAATGCAGTTGAATAACCTTACAGGTATTCCTGCTTACCCTTTCACTTTAGTAATAGAACCAGATACTACTAATGAAGAAATTGTTACTGCTCTTTCTTTAGATGCTGGTACAACTGTTAATATTACTAGAGCACAAGATGGAACCTCTGCTGTTTCACACGCTATTGGTTCTGAAGTAAGACATATGATTACTGCTCGCGATTTACAAGAGCCACAGAATCATATGGCTGCATCGAGTAGTGTTCACGGTGTTACTGGTTCTGTTGTTGGCACAAGTGATGCACAGACTCTTACTAATAAAACTATTGATTTTAATTCGAACACAATATTAAACGCCACAGGTAGTGGCGATAATGTTTCATCCCTACTTTTGATGGGAGGATAAGGAAAAATATGGCTACATCCTATAAGGTGCTTGGGCAATCTGCTCCTAGTGCAACTTCGGCAACAACTTTGTACACTGTTCCTAGTGCTACTGAGGCAGTGATTTCTACTATTGTTGTTTGTAATCGTGCAGCATCTGCTGCTACATATCGCATATCAGTTAGACCTGATGGTGCTTCTCAAGCAAATCAACATTATATTGCTTATGATGCTACTGTTTCGGCTAATGATTCAACAGCATTAACTCTTGGTATTACCTTGAATGCTGCTGATGTTATTACTGTTTATGCTTCAACTGCTGATTTAAGTTTCAACGCTTTCGGAAGTGAGATAGTTTAATGGCTGTTAATCGTTTAAATGTTGGTGCTACAAACCAGTTGTTGGCTAAGGCTTCAACAGGTCAGTCTACTAATATTTTGGAGTTGCAGAATACTGCTGGTGTGACTGTTGCTGGTGTTGATGCTTCTGGTAATGGTGTTGGTGGTTTGGCTCATCCTCCTACTTTTAAGAATCTGATTATTAATGGTGCTATGCAGGTTGCACAACGTGCAACTTCTGTTACTGGTATTACTGCTGATTCACTTGCAACAGCCGATAGATGGACTTCTCAAATTGGTACTATAGGCACTTGGACTAACTCTGTTGAAAATGATGCACCAACTGGTTCTGGTTTTAGAAAATCTTGGAAATGGTTATGCACAACAGCAGATGCAAGTCCTGCCGCTGGTGATTATATGGTTCCTCAAACAAGACTTGAAGGACAAAATCTTCAACAAATTGCTAAAGGTACATCATCTGCTAAAGAGTTAACTTTATCTTTTTGGGTTAAAGCAAATGTTACTGGTACATATATTGTTGGTTTATTTGATGTAGATAATACTCGTATTGTCTCTAAATCTTATACGGTTAGTGCCTCAGCAACTTGGGAAAAGAAAACAATAACTTTTCCTGCTGATACTACTGGTGTTTTTGATAACGATAATGCTCGTTCTTTAGATATTCAATTTTGGTTAGGTGCTGGAACAAATTTTACTTCAGGTACTTTAGCAACTACTTGGCAATCTAATACTTCTGCTAATCGTGCTGTTGGTCAAGTTAACGTTGCTGCATCAACAAACAACTACTGGCAAATAACAGGTGTACAACTTGAAGTTGGTAGTGTTGCAACAGACTACGAGTTTAAACCATTTGATGTTGACCTTCAACAATGTATGAGATATTATCAAAAATCTTACAATCAATCAGTTTTTGCTGGAGCCACAGGAACTGAAGCACAAGCAGTAATATGGTCTTCAATAACAACAGGTGGTTACGGAAGTTCAATACCTGTTTTCCTTAAAGTACCTATGAGAGCAGCCCCAACTGTAACTATATATAACCCATCAACAGGTAACAGTGGAAGTATTTACGGACTTAGTGCTGCAAATAGTTTTAATGGTATTGCTGATTATATTAATCAAAATAGTTTTGCAATGTATGCAACAGCAACACAATCACCTGCTGGATATTTAATTGGTGCTAACTATGTAGCACAGATTGAGTTATAACTATGTATAAAATATTATCAATAAACAGTAGACAAATACTACAAAGAATATCAGACAGTGCTTCTATTCCTTTTGATGAAGCAAACAATGATTATAAAGAATACCTTGAATGGGTTGCTAACGGCAACGTGGCTGAAGTAGAGGAAATAACTAATGGCAATTAATAATTTCAACGTTGGTGTAGGCACAACCTCACAACTAACACGCTACAGATACGTGGCAACAGGTGGAGAAACATCCATCAGTGGTGCAGACGCAGACGGAAAAACATTATCCTACACAGTAGGTTTAGAACAAGTGTTTTTAAACGGTGTGAACCTGGTGCGTGGGCAAGACTACACAGCAACTAATGGTACTTCTATTGGTAATTTGACTGCTTTGGTGGCTTCTGATGTGGTTGAGGTGTTTGCTTATGTTCCTTTCAATATTGCTAATGCTTTGACTGTTTCTACTGTTGATGCTAAGGGTGATTTGTTGGTTGGTACTGCTGCTGATACTGTTGGCAGGTTGGCTGTTGGTACTAATAATCAGTTGTTGGCTGCTGATTCTTCTACTGCTTCTGGTTTGAAGTGGGCTAACGGTGGGTTGACTTTACTTACAACCACAACTTTTTCTGGTGCTACAACAGTTACTGAAACATCTTTCTTATCTAGCACTTATGATACTTATAGAGTCATAGTTAATAGTTATTGTACAACTGCTGGTGCAGAATTAAGGTTTAGGTTTAGAAATTCAAGTGGAAATATAACTACTGGTTATTATGGAGCAGGTTTTTATACTGCTTATCTTGGAACTTCAGGAGTTGTTTTTGCAAAAAATAATGGTGCTGAAGCAGTTCTAAAAGATGATTCAAGTGTTTCTGGACACGAATCAATTTGTGCTTTTGATTTAGGAAATTATTCTGGTGGAGTTTCTCATCAAATTTCTGGTCAATCTAATAGTACTCAAGGTGGTTGGAATAGCCATTTTGGTTACTATGAAGTTGGTGGTGGAACTCAGTTAACTGGGTTCCAGATTTATCCAAGTGCAGGAAATATAACAGGTAGTCTAAAGATTTATGGGTATAACAAATGAAAATTTATGTAGATGGTAAAGAAATATTTTTGTCAGGTCAAGATGAAATTGATGTTTTAAATTCTATTGAGTCTGAGTTAAGTGAAGAGCAGGTTGCGTTGCAGGTTGAACTTGCTGCTAAGGCTGCTGCTAAGGAGTCTGCTTTAACAAAATTACAGGCTTTGGGTTTGACTGAGGCTGAAGCGAAACAGATTGTGGGTATATAAATGACTAGAGCAAGAGACCTAGCAGACTTAGGTGGTAATGCTGCAACACTTGAAAAACAAGGGTTAACATTAATTAACACTACAAGTTTTTCAGGAGTTACTTCTCAACCTATAAACAACGTGTTTAGTTCAACTTATGATAATTATAAAATAATGTTATGGTGGGTTGGAGCAAGTGCTTCTGGTACATTTTCTCTTCGTTACCGAGTAGATAATGCTGATAATTCAACAGCAAATTATGCAAGACAAAATTTAGGTGCAGCAAGTACTACAGTTTTTGGTTCAAGAAATGATTCTGGAACTTCTCATTCTTTTGATTCTATACAAACAAATTATAGTTATAGAGATATTGATGTTTTCAATCCATTCAATACAGAATTAACTACTTCTTTTCATAAAATGTATTATAGAGCAGACCAAAATCAAACTTCTGAAATTCTATTACAAGGTTACTGTTTTCAAGCAACTACAAGTTTTACAGGATTTAGTTTGTTAAGCAGTGGTGCAAATGTAACAGGAAAAGTTCAAGTGTTTGGATATAATAAATGATGACTAATATAAATGAAGAACAAATATTTATTGGTGACGAAAATGGAAACCCAATAGAGTTAACTGGCAAAGATAAAGAAGCATTTCTTGAGCAACGTGCTAAAGACCGAGCAGAACAAGAATTATTTGAAGCCAAATATGAAGAAAGAAAACAACAAAAAGCAGCAATACTTGAACGTATCGGATTAACCGAAGAAGAGTTACAAATAGTTCTAGGAGCATAATGGCAATAAATGATATTACCGAAGCATTAGCCATTGACCTATCCGTCTCAACAGACACACAACTCTATGGTTTAGACTCAGTATCATACGACATAGCAGTAAACGACAAACCATTCTTTATCGCTGCCACAGATGAGCAACCATACCGTAGAGAATCAGCCCCATCCAAGCGTGAACAGATAGACCAAACCACTGAACCAGGTGAACAATCATTCACAGGCTGGTGGTTTAGAAGTCAATCATCTTTTCATCTTGGTGCAGGGGCAAAGTATTTTGAACCAAGCCAGGATGAGACTTTGCGTTTCAGGTTTCAGGATTCTGAGGGTGTGGATGTTTGGACTAAGGGTCAAATCAGTTTACTGAAAGATGTTGATACTAGCCATATAACTACCACAGGTAATCTTAAACTTCGTTCCATTCGTGAATCAAGCAGAGACGAAGCACTGCTTCTTGATGGTCACGATGTTGACAAAGTATTTCCAAGAATAACTTTCTCAATCAACAACAAAGCACTAACATCTAATGTTGCTACTTTGACTACTACTGCAGCACACGGTTTGGCTGTTGGTATGCAAGTTGATATTAGTGGTGTTGATGCCACATTCAATGGTGAATACCGTGTTACTGGTGTTCCAACAACCACAACTTTTACTTACGCAAAAACAGCATCTAATGTTACTTCAACTGCTGTATCACCTGTTGGTACTGGTATAACAGACCTTATTCATTTCATTGATTACAACAGTTTAACTGATGACCCTGTTTATGCAATATGCGATGATGGAACAACAGCCTATTGGGCAACTAATGCTTTGGATACCACAAAGAAAGCACATCTTTACAAGAAGGTTTTAACTGGGGATTCCACAACTGCTAACACATTAATGTTCAACGTTAACTCATACCAATTTACTGACGGTAAAGTTGTAATGGACTGGGTTAAAGGTCGTATTATTCTTGCAGCAGATAACAAAGTTTATGAATTAACCCCATCAACATCTTCTTTACCTACACCAATATTTACTCACCCTAACACTTCATATACTTTCACAAGTATTGCAGAATCTGGTGCAGCAATCTATGTGGCAGGTTACGCTGGCACACAATCATCAATCTACAAATTTACTTTATCTGATGCTGGTGCTATCACTTCGCTAACATCTGCTGTTGTGTCAGCACAGATGCCTGATGGTGAACTGGTTTATGCCATCAAACAATACTTGGGCTATATGCTTATCGGTACTTCTAAAGGTATCCGTGTTGCAACAGTTTCACCTGATGATGGGTCAATTGCTTATGGTCCACTAATTGCAGAAACAGAACAACCAGTCTATGACTTTGCTTTCAGAGATAGATTCTGTTGGGCTACTGCCGAGGTTAACGGCAAAGGTGGTCTGATTCGTATTGATTTATCCGAACAGATTAGTCCTCTCAGGTTTGCTTACGCTCACGACATCTTTAAGAATGTTGCTAAGAACTGTAAGGCTGTGGCTTTCTTGGGTACATCTGACCGTAAAATCTTTGCCCTTGACACAGACTATAGTTACATTGAAGCAGCAACCAGACTTGCTGCAACAGGATACTTACGCACAGGTTTCATTCGTTACGCCACATTAGAAAACAAATACTTTAAGTTCCTGAAAGTTCGTGGAACTTTGAACACCACAACAACTATTGATGTTAATAGTATTACTGGTGCAGAAGTTGACACACTTTTGTACAACGTTACCGATGAGAACTTGAACGAAGATTTGGGTGTGGCTAGACCTACTGGTGGTCAAGAGTTCTTGGCTTTTAAGTTCACATTAAAACGAGACACAGCCAACACTGCTAACGGTGCGATTATGACTGGCTACCAAATCAAGGCTTTACCTGCAATATTTAAACAAAGACTTATCCAATACCCATTGTACTGTTATGACGTGGAGATGGATAAATATAACAACCTAGTTGGTTCTGAGGATGATAGGGCTTTTGACCGTATCACTGCCTTAGAAGAACTAGAAAGAAATGGCAACATTGTTGTTGTACAAGATTTTAGAACAGATGAAACTTTCTCTGCTCTAATAGAAGAGATTAGATTCTTTTCTGCTACACCACCAAGTGAAAGATTTAATGGCTTTGGTGGCAAACTTCTACTAACTGTTAGGAAACTATCTTAATGAAATTAAGTGTTGTGAAAGATGTAATCTTTCGTTCTGTTGCATTGTTCTTAACAATGGCATTACCTGCTATTGGTGCTGGTGCATTTGCTGGTGTTGAACCAGTTCAATCAGCCCTTATTGCTGGTGCCCTTGGTGTGTCCAA